GTCAGGGTCGTGCCATCAAGCTGCGGGTCCAGCATCGGACCACGCCTGAAGTCAATATCGGTGATCGTCCACGCATCATGCGCTGTTCTGGTTATCTGTCTGGGTTTGTGTTCTGGATGAACGATAAACATTACATCCCCAGACTGAGCAAACTTTAGTCCAGACAGTTGGGCCGAGGTATAAGTTGTAGTCACCTCAACAGCGCTGCCACCACTTGTGACCTGGCCACCGTCTCTGTAAATGCGAAAATAGTTGTTACCAAACTCAAGGATATAAGCCTGCTCAACATTGAACTCAAAAGGAATAAGCCTTGATGTATTGGCACTTGTTTTGGTCTCTGAAACGAACTGAGTGCCTGGCCTGCGTGTTGCACCACCCTGTGGCAGAACAAGGAAGTTCTGAAGCTGTTTTGCTCCGTTGAAATACTTATTAAGCTCGGTTCGCCCATCAAGCTTTGGGGATAGCTCCCCAGCAGTGAAGTCGTTGAAGGTGGGGCTAGCTTTTGCCATCAGAACCTCGATCTGATGAACGTATCTGCCTCAATGCTACCAGCATCTGTGACACTGGTAATACTTGCTGGAGTCCCTTCAGTCGCATCGACAAATCTTGCCTCTTTTAATTTGTCTTCATAGAGCCCTCTCAAAACCTGAGAGAGAGAAACACTTCCGACCAGTGGATAGGCAATATCAGCGGCCAGCGCAGCCGTGAGCGACTCAATCAATAATAAATCGTATTCGTTTGGGTCCGTAACTCGCCCAACAAAGATGACATTTACGGTGCTCTCGTCGCACAGAATTTTTCTGCCCTCGATGCGGTACACAATGTCGTGAAAGTCGAGACTGATTACCCGGAGGCAGTAGGGATCATTCGGCAGTGTAAACGCATTGCTGAACTCAAACACTGGAGCTGTCGCATCTGGGCTGAGGGTTTGTCGATTAATCAAGCAATTCCAGGGGTGTGCGCGAAACACAGAATCACGTACAAAATCAAAACGCTGATTCAGGATTCGCGCAGCCTTGCTGTCTTCAGAAAGTGAGATAATGTTTGATGCACCAATCTGATTCAGCGCACTGTTACATATATCAACCACTGAAGACATCAGCCTCTCCCTTGATTAAAAGGGGGCATTGCTGCCCCTATTTTAGTCTACTACGTATGTGACAATGAACGACAGATCGCCGCCTGTATCACCGGCAGCATCAAACTTCAGGCCTATAAAGTATTGATCTACAGGGTCTGAAGACTCTCCAGCGTCCTGCCATACTTGCTGGCCCATCTTGTTGATGTCCCTGGCTTCAAAGGCAACCTCTGTTCCAGTTGTCACCGCTGCTCGTAGATCAGTGATCGCGCTTGCATAGCAATCATCATCTTTCGCGGTCACGTTTCCATCACTGGTGTAGAGACCAACGTCACAAGTGTTGGTTGATCCTGAGTCCAGGTCGTCATTGAACAACTTGATGCTGATCACTGCCGCGTTGGTCGGCACAGGAGCCAGCATCACAGTGTCTGAGGCACTAAGATCACCAGACGCCAGAGCAATCGTGCCACAAGCGACACGCATTGATCCCGTCAGCTGATGGACCGGGCTCATCACCATTGGGTCGGCAACGAAATTCGATGCCAGAGTTTGGTTTACATTAGCCATGTTTCATATCTCCTTATGCTGATTCGTCACAGTCGATCTGAACAACTTTCTCTTCTTCCATCCGGGTGGACCCAAATGTCGCACAGTAATAGACCTGTGTTGAGTAAGACTTGTCAGCCCGCTCATCAATTCTCGCCTGAACATCTTTCCCGACAGCCAGCTTCACGCCATCTTCAGCCCACGCAAAGCATGAGCGGATGTTGCCAGACTTAGACAAACGGGTTGTGGTATGGAAAGTGAATCCTAAAAACTGGTTGATTTCACCCCGCACCAAAGCCTTGACGGTGTTGAAGTCGCTATTTGTAACAGTTGTACTATTCAGCAGAGCTTCTATCTGGTCCGGTCCAACAGCAATATGTCGAGTAATCGACGGATCAACCGATGCTAGATCAAGAACCTTTTTAGCTTGGATTAACTTCGCAAGAGTCAGGTCTGTACCGCCGTTGGCAATCTGATGCCCAGCCAGCATTGTTGTGCTACTAGCTCCAGCCTTACCTGTCTTAGATGTACCGATTGCTGCCTCGATGATTGCATCATCCATCGCCCTGCCCATCGCAGCAGCAGCCGCAAGAGCATAGGTTGATGTCGGATCAATCAGTAAACGCACCTTATCAGCGTCATCAATCAGGTCAGCCCACTCATAGCTCTCCATAGTCACCATCCGGCGAGAGTGAGGAGTCTCCACCAACGGAGTGTCACCATGACGCGATGTACGCTTCACAGCAGCCGCTGCGCCAACTTGATCAAAGAATGCTTTTTCACCTGTAACTGATTCCTCAGATACGGCGCCACGCAGCAAAGATCCACGCTGTTGAGATAATAGCTGGACGTTGCTGCTAAATTGCTGCACGAATGCAGTTGAGATTTGTGTAGACATAACTGTCCCCTTCCACTTAGCTAGAAAAAAACGCCTCTCGCTACCCTGTGAAACAGGACGATTATTTATTCAATTGTAAACAGTACGCTGTCAACGCCAGGGGCTTTCGCTTGTCCTGGATTCTTTTTCTTGCGTGGCTGTGAGTCTTTGGGAGCTTTCGCTTTATCTTCAGACTTTAAACACCACTCAAGATTCTTCTGCGCTGCCGATAATGGATCGTCCATCACAGAACCTGTTGCATGCTGAAGTGTAACCCGTAAAACCTCAAGTTTAAACTCAGGGCTGCACATTCAGGATCTCCCGAAACTTCATTGCTTCCTGAACATACCAATCATGCTCAGGATGTCTGGCGTCCCAATACGGAGTCCCGTGAGCAGTCAACTCAGATACTTTATCACGGGCTTGGTCAGGAGTTAAACCCCCTGAAAGCTTCACGCCCTCAAGAGTGTCCTCGCCCATCTTTTCCTGCATGAAAGAGCCGATGTTAGCCAGGAGCCGAATGACATCCGGATTGTCGCCTAGGTAGCTTCCATCAGCCATCTGGAGCTCGAGCACATCCAGATCTCCAAACTCACTGACAACTCCGTTACCAAGATTCAGTTTATCGTCAAACGCCTGCCCATACTCAGACCGCAGCTCTTTTTCAACATCATTGACATATTGTTCATAATTCACAGCCTCAGACTGAGCACCTTGTGCTGCCATATCATTCCACTGATCAGCCAGTTTCTGTGCTTGCATCTGGGTAAGACCGGCAGCATGAGCGGCACTGGCAAACCAATCAACCATCCCTTGGTCTGTTTGCTCGCCCTCTGGGATGTTGTGGATTATATTGTATTGTTCTGCTGACTCTGGAGCGCCGAGTCTACGATACACCTCACTCCAATCCTCATCGGTCGCATGTTTACCAGGTATTGCCACCTTGTCAGCTCCGATCATCGATTGAGCATGTACATAGCTTTTGGCAAGCGCACCGATATCATTGATGTGCTGCAAAGATTTATGACCCCGAATCTCTTCTGGGATAGAGCCTCTCCAATCCTCTACAGACTGAGCTACCTCTGGTGCATCTACCTCAGAGACTTCAGCTACCTGTTCCTCACTCATCATTTTGTTCCCTTATGGTGTTGTCAGACAGCATGGATTGTAAAAACAGAATAACTGTGCGCTGCCCCTCACAGTAGGCCTGCTCATTAGAATCGGTCGAAAAAGTAGTGCCATGGATGTGAAATCTTTTTTGCAGATCATCCAGAACAATAGCGCCGTCATCGGTCTTGAATAAAGCCTGGTAGCGCTCACGTAGATCTTTGGGGGTTCTCATCCAGGGGTCTCATCCCACTTCAAGGTAATTGTGCCGCTAACCTTTGATTCATTTGTATCTTCTGGCTTATTACGCAACCCACTAGGCGCCAGCTGCCGTACATACTTATCTTTCTGATCAACCTCAACACGCCGACGCTGAACCTCAGCCATTGCGAGTTTTGGGTCTGTCGGAAGGGGCAGCTCAACAATATCCATGATTTCATCGCGCAGTACCTCAGCCTGCAGCGCTCGAGCTCTCCGGTACTCAACATACGCCTCCTCTGAGTCCTGGACATGTCGTAACACTGTGCGCTGATTGGGAAACTCGTCAGACTGACAGATGCGGCTCAAGCTTTTTCCATCAGCAATCTGTTCACATATTTTTTTAAACTGAGCCTGAGTTACCCTGACTTTTCTGGTCATTCAACAGCCCTCACCATCGGCGCCGCATTCCCAGCTGCCTCAGCAAGCTGCATCAACTCCTGCTGCTGAGAGGCAGCAATCTGCTGCTCTTGTCTCCGAGACCTCATCTCCTGAACCTCCATATCACCACGTACAGTGGTCGCAGGGATAGAAAGAGTCTTCAAAAGGTACTTAGCCAGCCCATCAACATCAATGTAATCAAGTGCGCTCTGGTCGAGCTGGGCCAGTGGGCCAAACAGCTCGAGCATACGCAACGCCGACTGAATATCACCCTGCTTCTGTGCTTTCGCAAGCGGAGACACATACTCGATCTCGATCGGTGAGTCCTTCATAAAGTCAGGAGCAGCAGCAAACGCTTTCTGCCTGACCATCAAGTTATAAACCCTGGTGATCAAAGGCTGCAGCAGCTCGGCCTGCAGGCGTCCGAGAACAGGTCCGAGCAGCCGCATCTTTTCCTCTGTACGCTGGACCACCTCTGTTGCGGTCATCTGTGGTCCTTGCGAGAGAATCAGTTGATCGACGTAGAAACCGCTGCGTATCGCCTGCCTACGCTGCTCTTCCATATTGAGACCGAGAGGGTTGTTTGCTCCAATGTTGAGCGGCTCAATCCGATCTCTGGTCCCGCTTCGATAAAAATTAAGACCACCAGGGACTGTCCGAATTGGCAGCATAAACCCGTCATCTGGAACCAATAATGGTGGGTCCACCTGTTTCTGCGCGGCTCTAATGGTGACTTCGCTCATCTTGTTGATCATCTTGATGTCACTCAACACCGTCATCGCTGGACTGCGGCCATAGCCAATCTCGAAAGACGCCTTCAAGAATCGAGGCGCTACATACGGAAACTCATCAAACCCAGATTCAGAGAGCACTGTTTTGGTTTTGGGATCAATGTAAACAGAAGCAAAAGGCTTATTGATGGTGTCTACCCGCTGAGGATCTCTCTCATCCCGAGGATAAACCGCATGCACCAACCGGATTTTCTCGTAGGGGTTGGTTTCATTTTTCTTGATGATCGAGTTATCCACAACGCCAAATCGTTGAATTACCGCTCTGGCTGGCATATGAAACTCTCGATAAACAGTGTCTACTCTTCCCTTTTCATCCTCTGACAGAAATGTTTCACGACAATGTCGGGTCTGAAATCTGACCTGGTTATCCTTATCCTGCTCAATAAACATCACCGCTGTGCCAAAACAGATCAGATCATGGTAGAGCTCGTGGATTTGTTCTTGAAAGTTGGACCGCGCAAAAGCCAGATACATATCGTCCTCAACAGACTCAAGCCACTCTTTCGCGGTGTCGTCACCATCGAGATCTCGGTCCCGATATCTGAGAGAAAACCATCGGGTCGCTGAGTTAGTCAGCATCCCGTGAAGTGATGCGGATAATAATTCAGCGGCATGAATTGCCGTTGAGTCAAAGATCAACTCACTTCTCTTATCCCCGTCAGTACGCTTCTTTGTAATATCAGCCTTTCGAGGGACCACAAAGTCAGCAATTTCTTGCCAATGACTCTCCCAGACCTGACGCTGCTGGTAAAGAGAGTCAAACCTCTTCATTAAACCGATTGCAAGATCATCAGCCATTTAGTTGCCCAATAAGGTTTTTGATGCCCGGCCATTCGTTCCCTGAACGCTGGTGCGGATTCCCCTAGCTCTACGCCTCCTGAAGGAGTCAGTAGACTGAGCCATTTCTGATTCGTTCATTGAAGGAGGTGTGACAGTTTCGGTGCGATTATCGAGTCCAACTGCCTGCATGGCATCTCGCGCTGTTTTCTTGACCGGCTTCCCCATTGATTTTTTCTCCAGAAAAAAGGTAGCAGAAGTTCGCAACCTCGATCTGTTTCTGTCGCACCAAAGTGCATCAACAGATCCTTGTTTGCGTTCTCCGCTAGGACCACATCACACCCCAACGCATATACCACACCACTGATGGTGTCCACAAGGTTGCGGGTGAAAAACCGCTGTTGATAATACTCGATCACCAGCGCATGAATTACCCAGGTCTCAGGTTCATCATCGATTCTGTAAAACCAAACGTAACCGGCAACGACGTCTTCATCAGTATCCCAACACTCAAAAACAAGCGCCTTATCGATATCTCGCGCATGCTCTTTGGTCGCCGGGTAGCCGATCTCGTACATCATCTCATAGAGCCGATCGCGACTGCCTTCAATATCAACCAGCTGAGCTCTAATCATTTTGTCTTACGCTACCGAGCAGCGTCCTGGTGTACACATTTTCTCCACTATCATCAGTCAAGCCTCTTGGACCAGTGACGATCGTTCTAGCTCTGCTCATTCTTTTCGGATCTTGCAACCTCTTCCTTGCTCGACTTGCCTCTCTTGTTTGAGCTGGCTTGACTGCGGGCGGGGGAGGGGGCGGCGCGGGAGGTGGTGGCAGAGGTGCTTTGGGTGTTAAAAATCCCATTACAAACTTACTCCGAGCGGGTTGTAGTTGGAATCCGCAATCGCTTGCGGAGGCCTTTCATACTGCATCTTAGTGTCTTTGATACCAACTGCCAAGTATCTGAAAGCATCTGCCGCATGGCTTGACCAATCATGGACAGGCGTTGTCCGAAAGCTGCGAGACTTCTCGTTATACTTGCGGTGATATTGTCGCAAACACTCAAGACCCTCCTTGCAGTTCGTGTGATCAAACCAGCACCTTGGGATAAGCATCTGCGCAGCGTGGATACCATCCTCAAGCGGAAGCTTCGGAACGACTCGGAAGTTGATTCCAAGGTCATAAGCAACCTCTCTCCTCGATTTCCCTGACCCAAGCTCCCTTACCTCAATATCATGCGGTGCATTATGAGCACCATAAAAATAGCCTTTCTGCTGCAACACCTGAGCATAGTGAGGCAATCCCTCGTTCCTATTCTCATAAAAGTCTATCACATGAACAGAGCGCCCTACACTCTGGGTAAACCAGATCGCAGTCGAGTCCCCAATGCCCAGATCCCACCAGGTTTCTACCTTGCTACTGGGATCATAGGGAACATCATTGATGCGACCCTTTTCCTGAAGTGCCTGTAACTCCTTACCAAAAATCGCCCCCGCCACATTTGCAACCCAGGAACACTCAAACTCCTGCTCAAACTGGTCGCCTGTCATCATCTGCCTTGCAGCGTCTAGCTCCTCTTCGTCCAAGATGTTGGTCTGGCTCGCCTTATAGATAACAGTAAACCAATCATCCTGTTTCTGAGCCGCGTCATAGAGCTCAAAAAACGCATTGTGGCCCCTGGGCGTTCCAATAAATACGGCCCAACCCTTTCTGTCCGAGAGCGCAGGACGAATGATCTCAGGGAACAACGACTCTGGCATATCAGCCATCTCATCCA